CAGTAGGTTCAGCAAGTGCAACTTCTGGTACAGCAAACACTGGTGGCGGCGGTGGTGGTACATCAAACAACTTATCCAACACAGCAGGCTCAGGTGGCTCAGGCATCGTAATCATCAGCTACGCTGGCTCTGTGCAGCAAATGGCTGGCGGTACAGTCACAATCTCTGGTGGCAATGTAATCCACACATTTACCTCAAGCGGATACTTAACACCGTTGAAGTATGTTGGTAACTCATTGCGTTTCCGTTCAAGTGCATCTGCATATTTGTCACGCACCCCAGCAAGTGCTGGTAATTCAACTTCTTTTACTTATAGTTTGTGGGTCAAAAGAGGAATTTTATCTGCATACGAACCTCTTTATCATAGTGGCACTTCAAACGCCAATGGGTCTTTTGTATTTGGATCAAATGATACATTTTCTTGCCAGCTTTTTAATAGCCCTAGCGCTAACTATGGCTGGTCATCAACTATGGTATTCCGTGACCCAGCTTCTTGGTATCACATTGTTATCAGAGGATTTGCAAGTTCTAGCTCAAATTCTTATGGTGGTGTTGAATTAGCATTGTATGTAAATGGTGTGCAACAAACCTTCACTGGCGCAGCTTTTAATACCCCGACAACTACAAATCGTTTAACTGATGCAACGGCAAAACAAATTGGTGGTGATACGGTCAATACTGCATATTATGATGGATATTTATCTGAATTTAATTATATTGACGGTCAAGCACTAACACCAAATAGCTTCGGTACATTTAACAGCTACGGTGTATGGCAACCTATTACCTACGGTGGTAGCTATGGTACTAATGGATTCTATTTGCCGTTTAAGGCTGGCTCTTCTACTTATGTAGGATCTTTTAATGGTACAAGTCAATACTTAAGTGTTCCTAGTTTTTCAATAAACTGGTCTACTTATGGAAACTTTACGATAGAAGGCTATTTCAATATAACCAATTGGTCATCCGCAAACCCAGTGTCTATTTTTGGAACAAATGGTTCTGGAAACACAATTGGCTATGTTTATTCAAATGGTTCTATTGGTTTTGGTATAAATGGTGTAAATGAATTTATAAGTGCAACTGGCTTAGTAAATGCTGGTATTTGGTATCACATTGCTTTTGTAAGAAATGGAACAAATATCACCATTTACTTAGATGGTGTTGCTGTAGCTTCAACTTCATCAGCAAGTACATATCTATCTAATACAACTAATTATTTCCTTGTTGGATTTACTTTATCGCCATATTACTTTAAAGGTTATATGTCGAACTTTAGATTCACAAATACTGTTGTTTATACTGGCAACTTTACACCTTCAACAACTGGATTGACTGCAATAACAGGAACTCAATTGTTGACTTTGCAAAATAGCACTATTGTTGATAACAGTTCTAATGCGTACTCGATTACCAACAACGGAACAGTCACAACTAGCAATGCGCTTCCATTTGCCTATGCTGTCTATAACGACCAAGGACCAGCTGGTAACAACTGGACACCTAACAACATCTCTGGCACTCCCGGTTCTACGCTAGACTACATGACCGACGTCCCAACGCTGACCAGCGCAACGGCAGCGAACTATTGTGTTGTTAATCCATTAGATAAGGGAACTGGAATTACTTTATCAAATGGAAATTTAACTCATGTAGCTGATGCTAGTGGAAACTGGTATCAAGCAAGAAGCACATTTTCATTTCCAACAAGTGGAAAATATTATTGGGAATTTACTTATAACGCTGGAACGGCTGGGTTTGTTTCTGCTGGTATTGCTCCTGATACTATGGCTTTAACAATGGGATTCGGACCAGGGACATACGGAAATGTATATGGAATGACGCTAAACGGCACTCTTTATACCAATAACAGCTCTTCAAGTTATGGAAGCAGTTTATCTTCAGGCGATGTATTTATGGTTGCCTTTGATAGAGATAACAGCAAAATCTATTTTGGTAAAAACGGCACTTGGTTTAATTCAAGCGACCCTGCTACACAAACAAACCCAGCGGCTTCAAGCATTTCAACTACTGCTAATTTGTTTCCTTTTGTTGGCGGTGTTAATTCAAGCGGTGGTGCGTCTAACTTCGGTCAACAGCCATTTACCTACACACCCCCATCTGGTTATCTAGCCCTTAACACTTACAACCTATAAGACTATGACTACACCTACAATCCCAGCTGGCAATTTGTACATGAACGCTACCCTGTATACGGGGAATGGCGCAACTCAGACTATTACAAACGGAGTAGCAGGACAAAGTTTTCAACCTGATTTTGCTTGGTCAAAAAATAGAAGCAACGCTAGGTCTCATGCGTTAGTAAATTCTGTTGCTGGTGCAACTTTACAACTTCAATCAAATACAACTGCGGCTGAATTTACTGGCGGTTTTGCTAGTCTTAATTCAAATGGTTTTTCTGTAAACAATGTTTTTAATGAAAATAATATAGGTGAAACTTATGTATGTTGGCAATGGAAAGCAGGTGGCACAGCCGTCAGCAACACATCAGGCACAATTACCAGCCAAGTAAGCGTAAACACAACCAGCGGATTTAGTATTGTTACTTATACGGGTACTGGAACAGGAACACCAACCATTGGACATGGGCTTGGTGTTGCCCCTTCAATGATTATTGCCAAAACTAGAAGCACAACAAATGGTTGGCTTGTTTATCATCAATCTCTTGGCGCAACACAATCTATTATTTTGAACGGCACAAATGCCGCAACTACACAATCCGACTGGGGTAATACAACTCCAACATCAACTGTGTTTTATGTAAATGGTGGAAATAACAACATTAGTTCAGCTACTTATGTAGCTTACTGTTGGACTCCAATCGCTGGTTACTCCGCATTTGGCTCGTACACAGGCAACGGGTCTACTGATGGTCCTTTTGTATATTTAGGATTTAGACCTCGTTGGATTATGATAAAAAGGTCAGACACATCTGGTTATGGTTGGTTTATTTATGACACAAGCCGTAGCACATACAATCCAGAAATTTTAAATTTAAATGCAAATGATTCAGCTGCTGAAACAAACACAGGAGCACCAAACGGATTTGATGGACTTTCAAATGGTTTTAAGTTAAGAGACACATCACTATTTTGGAACGCATCTGGCGGTACTTACATCTACGCAGCCTTTGCCGAAGTACCTTTTAAATTTGCAAATGGGCGCTGAGATAAAATGCCACAAGGAAGATTCCACACAGGCAAGTCAGGCAACCGTTTTGGGATGCTTACACTCGTTACTATGCTAAACCAAAAAAATAGCAATGGTAGTTACCGTTACATTGTCCAATGTGATTGCGGTGAAAGCAAAGCTATTTACTATAATCAAATGGCTAGTGGTCGCTCTAAATCTTGTGGATGTTTATCTCGCAGAAAAGGTATTGACAGCCCAAATTGGAAACATGGGCGTAGTAAAACAAAAGAATATGACCTAGAATTACATATGAAACGGGCTTATGGTTTAGGTTTTAAAGAGTACGAAGAAATGCTTTTTAGCCAAAATGGAGTTTGTGCTATTTGCAGCGGTGAACCACCAAAAAATCAGCATAAAACAAGATTAAACATAGACCATTGCCACACAACTGGAAAGGTACGAGGATTGCTTTGTGATGCCTGTAATCGTGCCATTGGGTTGTTAAAAGATAGTCAAGATTTGCTTGAAAAAGCAAAACAATATTTAAACGCTAACGCCAGATAGTGATATAAATACAATATAATATTTGAGATACACAAGGAAAAAACATGAGTCATTTTGCTAAAGTCGAAAACGGAAAAGTAGCCCAAGTCATCGTAGCTGAACAAGATTTTATCTCAACAGGTGCTCTTGGTGATCCAGCTAATTTTGTGCAGACTTCCTACAATACCCGTGGTAATGTTCACTACGGTGCTGATGGTCAACCAGATGATGGCGTAGCGCTTCGTGGTAACTATGCAGGTATTGGATACACATACGATTCTGAACATGATGTATTCTATGCACCACAGCCATTCCCATCTTGGACACTCAATGAGACCTCATGGATTTGGGAAGCACCAACACCATATCCAACTGATGGTAAAGTCTATCATTGGGACGAAGCAACAACCTCTTGGGTTGTAGCAGAATAATTATAGTAATTAAGGAAAAATAATGGCAGGTACATTAACCGTTGGTCAACTAATACCTGATGTAGGCACGAACCTATATCTCAATGCTCAGCAGTATGGTGGCAACGTTGTTATTGGTAATGCAACAACACAGTTATTTACTTTTGGTACTGGTAGCACATTAACAGCTAACGTGTTTACTGCAAATACTGTTACATCAAATACAGTCACAGCAACCTCCGTTACAGCTAACGTTAGCTCTGCAACAGTTACAACTACTGCATTAAATATTAGTGGTGTTGGAATCGGTGCTGGTAATGCTTCTATTATGAAGAATCACCTTATTAATGGTGCAATGCAAGTTTGGCAAAGAGGAACTACACAAACATTTACCAACGCAATAGTATATGGTAGCGTTGATAGATGGGCATTTATTCAAGGTGGTGGTAGTGCATCAATATCACAAACTCAATCTACAAGTGTTCCATCAGGGTTTCAATATTCTGTAAAACAGCAAAGAACTGCCTCATCCACTACAACTGGAACAGTTTATTCGCTTCAAGAAATTGAATCTATTAATTGCTATGATATGGCTGGTCAAACTGCAACTTTTAGTTTTTGGGCTAAATGTGGTGCAAATTTTAGTGCATCAGGTTCTACGCTTACATCATTGGTTTATCAAGGCACAGGAACAGACCAAGGCACAACTTCTTGGATTAGCGGTACTTGGACAAGCCCAACATCTAATACACAATCTAATACACTTACTACCACATGGCAGAGGTTTAGTCAGACAGTAACTATTGGGGCAAGCACTACAGAAATATTAGTTTCTTTGCAATGGGTTCCTGTTGGTACTGCTGGTGCTGATGATTCTGTTTTCTTTACTGGTGTTCAACTAGAAGTAGGAAGTAGTGCTACTGGATATGAATACGAAAATTACACTTCACTTTTGCAAAAATGCCAACGCTATTATGCAAAAGAAACATCTTCTACTGGGTATGTTGGTTTTGGTTCAGGATATTTAGGAGGCTCAAATGTTGCAAATATTTATACAAAATATCCAGTTACAATGAGAACTGCTCCAACAATTGCATTTAGTAATTTAATTCTTATTGGTGGTGGAACATCAGGAACAGTAAGTACATTAGGTGTATATGCTGGTTCAGATTCTGCGTTATTAGCACCAAATACATCAACAAGCCCATTTACTGCTTACCAAGGTTGTGCTTTAACTGGTGATAGTTCTGGAACAGGGTTTTTAACACTAAGTGCGGAGTTGTAATATGTATAAATTAATTATTGGGTTTGAAGGAAAACAAGCACCTTGCGTTATACGATTATCAGATAACGCTACTATCCCATTCGACCCAGCCAACACAGACTACCAAGCCTACCTAAAATGGGTAGCTGAAGGCAACACACCACAAACAGCAGAATAAACTAAAAGAATAAAACATATGCATGGTGATAATAACCCTTCAAAGAAATATAGGTTAAATTGTGTTCATTGTGGTAAAGAATGTTGTCTTGGTACATTATCAAGATGGCACAATGATAACTGTAAATATAGATAAGAATAATTAGGAAAAGTAATGCCTATTTCACAAATTAATACAAATAGTCTTGGTGCATTAGCAATCACTACATCACAGATTGCTAATAATGCTGTCACAGCAGCACAGGTGGCCAACAATACTATTGGTACTCCACAATTAAATAATTTGACTTCTGCTAATGTGAGTCAGATTAACACGTCAACAGGAACTCCTAGTTTTACTACTGTAGCAAATGGAATTAATGTGGGTGGTGGAATATTAGGAGCTGGTAACGCTTCTACTATTAAGAATCGCATTATCAATGGTGCGATGGTTATTGACCAAAGAAATGCTGGTGCTAGTGTTACTATTACAAATACATCAAATACAACTTATACGCTAGACAGATGGGGTGCTTATGGTTCACAAGCATCTAAATTTAGTGTTCAACAAAATGCAGGTTCAGCAACACCACCAGTAGGATATAGTAAATATCTTGGCGTAACTTCTTTATCTGCGTATTCAGTTTTAACTGCTGATTATTTTAATTTACTTCAATATATAGAAGGTTTTAATACTGCTGATTTAGGCTGGGGAACAGCTAATGCAAAAACAGTTACTTTATCGTTTCAAGTTTATTCTTCTTTAACTGGCACTTTTGGCGGTTCATTAAGTAATGCAAGTAATTACTCTTATCCTTTTACATATACAATTTCTTCTGCAAATACTTGGACAACAATTTCTGTAACTATTGCTGGACCAACTAGCGGAACATGGGCAACAGACAACAGTCGTGGTATTCAATTATCTTTTGGTTTAGGTTCAGGTGCGACTGGTTATGCTGGAACTGCTGGAAGTTGGTCAGCAAATTACTATTTAACCGCAACTGGCACAGTTTCCGTAGTAGGAACAAGCGGAGCAACCTTCTACATTACTGGTGTTCAACTAGAAGTAGGAAGTAGTGCTACTGGATTTGAGTATCGTCAGTATGGTCAAGAGTTAGCATTGTGCCAAAGATATTATGAACAAATAGCATCAGGTGTTATGGGTATAGCATATGGCGGAAATTCTATGGACTTTCCTTTAAATTGGAAAGTAACCAAAAGAGCATCGCCAACTATATCATTGCTAACAGGAACAATTACAACAGATTATGCTGGAACTGGAACAAAGACAAGTTCGGGTGCATCAATTTTAGGTGGTCAAGATTCTGTAACTGGAAGTGCTTTGCGTGTAAGTGGTTGGTCATCATTGACGTCTCCAGGATTTTATAATGTGTATATGGCAACTAATTGGGTTGCTGGGAGTTCAGAATTATGAATTATCAACTTTTTTTAAATACTAATGGTGTCAAACGATTATCTGATGGTGCTTATATCCCATTCGACCCAGCCAACACAGACTACCAAGAATACTTAAAATGGGTAGCCGAAGGTGGCGTTCCCCTTCCAGCAGACGAATAATTCTAGTAGGATACCAGAACCTCTCTGAACTAAATACCAGAGAGGTTTTTTTCATTTACAGGACACAATCATGAGCGGTTATCAGGATCTTTTTCTAAGCCAAGGTGACACTTTTACAACCCAGCTCACCTTGGATGATTCCTACGGGAATCCATACAATTTAACAGGATTTACAATTGGTGCTCGAGCAAAGACCAGTTACTATACAGCCAATGCGGCTTTAATTTTTACCGCCAGTATTACTAATGCTAATTCTGGTATCATTCAATTATCGGCTAACTCTGCGACTACTGCCAATGTTCCATCAAAAACATTGGTCTATGATGTTTTGATTAAAGATACTTCTAATAATGTAACCAAAGTATTGGAGGGTCGTGTATTTGTTGATCCAACAGTTACACCAATAACATCGCTCTAAGGATAGACTCATGCCTGTGGTCGTAACTCCACCAGCGACAATCAAGGTCCGTGTAGGTTCTGTCACACAACCTGTGATTCAATCAACATCTACTTTTAGTGGTGCGTTGACTGCATCACAACAACAAGCTATTCAAAACGCCAGTAATACAGCCAATTCTTCTTATGTTTTAGCTAACTCTGTTTATGGTGTTGCAAATACTGCATCAACAGAAGCTAACTCAGCATACTCTTTGGCCAATACCGCATTGCAAACTACCGGTGGTACTGTTACAGGAAACTTAGCAGTTGTTGGTGCTATCACCGGTAAAATAGATGCAGGAAGATTCTAGTGGCTAATTCAACAATACAGATACTCCGTTCGTATTCAAATACTGCACCATCAACTTTAAATGATGGTGAGTTAGCCTATTCGTTTGTTTCTAATACTCTGTTTATTGGAGACCAATACGGTGATATTATTCAGATTGGTGGCCAATCATTTGCCAATAATATCAATGCGGCCTACAATTTAGCAAACTCTGCTTATACATTAGCCAACTCTGGCGGTAACTCATTACAAAATACTGCATCAATTGTTACTGCTGGTAACCTAACGGTTTCAGGTAATCTGAGTGTTCTAGGTACCACAACAACAATCAATACAGAGATTATCAATCAACAAGAAATTGTTGCTGGTAAATTAACTGCCAATGCTAATATTGCTTCTGTCAATACTAGCACAGGTTCTATTGTCGTTGTTGGTGGTGTTGGTGTATCAGGTAATGTATATGCTAATGGTATCTACGATAACGGTGTTGAACTTTTATCATTTGCTCAAGCAGCTTACAATGCAGCAAATACTGCTGGCAGTAGTGCTATTGGTAACACAATTGTTTTAGGTTCAAACACATCAGGACTTTTAGTCAGTAATGCAGTAACATTGACACCTACAACAACTGTGACTAATGGTATTGCTCAGTTAAATCAAATTTTAGGTAAATTAGTTCCTGCTTCTCCTGCCGCATTCCCCGGTGCGTATGGCACATTAACAATTAATAGTTTGGTTGGTCCTTATAGAATGACCAACTTTACTCAGCAAGATAATACAGGTCTTTCTACTTCGCCTGTTGTTGCTGGTGGTACTTCTGTTTCTCCATTAAGAGCATCTACTTACACAACATCAACCATCTATTTGATTAATACTCAAGCTGGTGATGTGATGGCAGTTTATAAGAACAATACATCAGCTGGCGCAAGAACAATGACTGCCGGTGCCACTAATGCTGGTTCTTATGGTGACTTACGAATCATTACTAATGTGGACTATGCTTCGACTGGCGCAATTAGTTATACAGGTTTCTGGTATTCAGCAAATGTCAATGCAACAGGCACAGTTGCAAACGGATGGAATACAGTATACATTACAGATACATCAGGAACAAAAACAGCAAATGCAACATGGTATTATGATAACTCAGCACCAGGTTCTCCTGCATTTGCTAACGCATCTATAGTGCCTTTATCAACTTCATTGACTTATTCAAGTACCGTTCCACATTACAATAGTTCAACAACATTTAAATTAGGTGTGAACGTAAGTAAGTTAAGTGGTGATATGTATCCAGCATCTGATACATTCTTTACTGGTACGGCTGGCGGTGCTTTTGGTGCCCCATCAAGTAATACATATACTGCGGTAGGTATTACTACACCATTGGTAAGAAACTTGTATGTTGCTTCAGGTTCTGCCGTGGTCAATACAACATCAACAGTTATTTCTGGATTTGGTTCTTCTTCAACTGGTCCTTCGGTGACTGTTGATAATAGTTACTCTACTGCTTCTCAAGTATTTACGACTGCATTAGCAAATACCGTATTGTATAAAACTGGCACATCAAGTGCAATGGAAGAAACTTCCATTACATTTGGTTCTACTGTTGGTACCGGTTCAGGTCTTGCTTTCAGAATTGCCAATGGTGCAACGGGTGTTTGGTCATCTGATACTCCAGCATATTCTGGTTCTGAATCTGCCTTTGATAGTACCAATGGTCCACTATATAATTATGATGCCACTATTGTTGCCGGCACATTAAAGAATGACACCACTAATTATTCATCAACTTACTTGCCTCCCGGTCCTAATCTTTCTGGCCATTCTGCTTCACAATACTTTACCTTTAAATTTATCAGAACATCGGTTTCTAAGTTTGATATTAAATTTACTGGTACAATCGCTGGCTTGTGGGTTGCTTTACCTGGAAGTTCAATTGATTCAACATCAAGTTTGAATGGTTGGATGGATATGAGTGTTGCTTATTCCGGTTCAGGACATCCAGGAACTAATGCTGGCGGTAACGGAAGCAACGGATGTGCCTTAGGTGGAGTAGTACCATTAAATAGTGCAGTTACTAACGGAAGTTATACTTGCACTTTTGGTGATGTATCAAGTTCTTCAACATCATCAAATGAAATTTATGTAAGAATTAAGTTAACCACAGGACAAAGTGTTACTGCATTGTCCTTACAAACAGCGAGCCATTAATGGCAATTTTAGACGCCTACAAAGTTGACCTACTGTATAAGAAACTCTTTGGAGTTGCTAAGACAGACACGTCTACAAATAAGAGTCCATCAAATGAAGCAATCTCAAGTCCACTTATTAATCGTGGTGATAAGATTTATCTTCAAGCAACTAGTATTCCTTCAACGGCTGCAGCAGTAACCAATATTGTTCAATCGTATCAAGGTTCAAGTGCAGTTCAAACTACTGCTGATAATACCACAACTCCAGTAGGTAGCGTATATCCTACATGGAAAACAGGTTTAACTGATTGGATTCCACCAGAATTTGGTGCAACATACTCAGTAGGTGCATGGGTAGGTCCAACAGGTTTATCAAATCCAACAACGGCTGGTGCCACAAAGATATTTCCAGACGGTGAAGGCGGTTCAAATCCAGGTGAATACTGGTTTGACTATCAAGCAGGTGTTTTAAACTTTATCGGTGGAACAATACCACCAGTTTTAACTTCAGCAAATACAGTTTATATTACTGGTTATCGTTATGTTGGTCAAATTGGAGCAAATTATTTAATTGCCAATACAGGCCCACAAGTATTGTCAGGTAACGTGGCCATTGCAAATACAACAGCATCAGTATCAAATACTACGGGAGCTTTGACGGTCTCAGGTGGTCTAGGTGTCACAGGTAATGTGTATATTGACTCGATTTATCTCACAAGTAACAACATTATAGCGAATTCCGTTGTGGTTGACGGTGGCGCTTTTTAATAAATAGAAGAAGAATTATAATAATAAGAGGATTCTGAAATGGCAATCTCAAATACCAGTATTTTAATCAAACGCTCGAGTTCCACATCAACACCAGCGAGTTTACAAAACGGCGAATTAGCGTATTCGTTCAGTTCCAATACAATCTTTATTGGTGGTCCTGGTAGTTCAGTCCTCAAGATTGGCGGTCAAGCATACACCTCACAGATTGATGCAGCCACTTCATCCAATACAGTATCTACATTAGTCAAGCGTGATAGTTCTGGTGGTTTCTCTGGTCAGTTATATGGTAATGCCAATACCGCATCTTCTTTGCAGAATGCTCAGAACTTCTCTATCTCTGGTGGTGATATTTCTGCTACTGGTGTTGCTTTCTATGGCAATAATGCAGTAGCACTTAATGCTTCTCTAAACAGTATTCCTGGTCTTTCTGCTGGAACATATGGTTCTTCTTCAGCAGTTCCAGTTGTAACAGTTGCTGCAAACGGTCGTGTTACTGCTATTTCAACATCAGCAATCTCCACTTCATTTAATATTTCTGATGGCACCACAAGTAATACTATTAATGCTGGCGCTTCATTATACTTTAAACCGGGTGGTGGCGTCACAACAACCGTATCAGCTAACACAGTAACATTTGGTACAGATAATACAGTTCTACGCTCTAATACAACCGGTCTTGGTGTTCAAACTGTTTCTACCGATTTGACTGTTGCTGGTAACTTAATTGTAACCGGTACACAAACATTTGTAAACACCTCAACTGTTGTTACAAATGATTCGTTAATTAAACTTGCTGCTAATAATACTGTTGCAGACGTAGTTGATATTGGTTTCTACGGAGCATCTAATACAGGTTCTTCAGTAACTTATTCAGGTTTGATTCGTGAAGGTTCTGGTGGTTCTGCTGCTGGTAACTTCTACTTGTTTAAGAATTTAGCAACAGACCCAACAGGCAATACAGTAAACTATTCTGGATTAACTGCTGCTAACCTGATTGCTGGTGTTATTACCGCCAATGCATTATATTCTTCTAATGGTGTTGTATCAACTGGTGTCTATACAGGTTCTTATTCAGACGGTATTATTTTAGATTACCAAACAGGTAATGCTCGTATTTCTGCCGGTACAGGTGACGGATTCACATTCTACAATGCTGCTGATACAACAAGAGTAGCCTTGATGAACATTTCTTCATCAGGTGTAATTGGTACGGCTTCTTGGGGTGGTGCAACAATTGGTACAGGTTATGGCGGTACCGGTTTAACATCATTTACTTCTGGTGGTGCTCTATACGCAACATCAAGTTCTGCTCTAACGACAGGTACATTACCATTTACCGCTGGTGGTACGGGCGCAACATCGTTTACTAACGGTCAGTTAGTTATTGCTGCTGGTTCATCATTACAATCACTTGCTAATTCTACATACACATTAACTGGTGGTCTATCTGCTGCTAATACAATCACCTCATTAACTGTTGATGCTTATGGTCGTGTAACAGCGGCTACTGGCGCTGCAATTTCTGGTCTGACTGTATCACAAGGCGGTACTGGACAATCATCGTTCACTAACGGACAACTTATTGTTGGCTCTGGTACTGGCGCACTACAACAAATTGCTAACGTATCTACATCTGTAACAGGTTCATTATTATCCAATAATACAATCACATCAATTACAACAGATGCGTATGGTCGTTTAACTGCTTATACTGGTTCTGCAATTTCTGGTTTAACAGTACCACAAGGCGGTACCGGTTTAACAACTGCTACACTAAACGGTATCACATTTGGTAACGGTGTAGGTGCTCTTGGTGTTACTGCTGCTGCCGGTTCTTCTGACCAAACTTGGAGTAACCAAATTCTTACAGTAACCAATGCTGGTGTTCCAGTTTGGTCGTCTGCTCTTGATGGAGGCACATTCTAGTAGTGACTATATAATTCTTTTATAATAGGAGTTTGAGATGGAAAATAATGAATACGTGAATCATTACATTGAAATAATGACAGGTACTTTGACAGATGCAGTATTGAGAAATATTTCACTACAAGCAAATGCCAAAGTTACCGAATCAGTTTTAGAGAATCAGGCAAGAGTAATTGAAGAATTACAAGGTACAGTTGAAGAATTACAGGGTAAAGTTGAAAATCATAATGTAGGTAATAATGAAACTATTTCTAGTCTAGAAAAAACTATATTGGATCTTAGAAATGAATTGTCAACTGTCAATAATTTAAAAAATGAATATGAGAGTGTAAAGCATCAAGCTCAACACGTTGATACATTTAGAAATGAATTAGCAAAAGAGCGTGAAGAACACCAAAGGACTAGAGAAGGCTTTGAAAGACAAAAAGCTGATATTAGTCAAAATTATGAAAAACAAATTGCCGGACTGAATGAACAAATTGAATATTTACAATTAACTCCTGCCAAGCGAAAAAAAGTGGATGAGGCTAAAGCAATAGCATTAGGTGGTTCGACCATTGATGTTACAACTTTAGTAGACGCAACGACAAAGGATGGCGGAAGTTTTTAAATAAATGGCAATAGCAAATACAACAATCCAGATTAAAAAATCCACGGTTAGTGGTAATACACCAAGCACACTTGCTAATGGTGAGATTGCCATTAACACTGCGGATGGAAAGTTGTTCTATCGGACCCCGTCCGGTAGTATTGGTACTATTTCTCAAGCTTATTCTTTTGCGACAGTTAATGCTAATTCATCATTAATTCTTGCAACATCTTCTACTGATACACTTAGTATCAATCCTAGCACCAATATTGTTGTTACGGCAAATACAAGTGCCAAATCAGTTACACTTTCACTAGCAAATAATGTTACTGTTGCAAATAGTTTAACTATTGCTGGTTCTGGTGGTAATATTAGTGGTGCAAATACTATTTCCGCTAATACAGTTAATGTTAGTTCAGCTTTAATATTTCCTGATGGCACAATTCAGTATACTGCTAATGCTGGCGGTAGTGCAACGGATACTGTAGCAAGAACATTAGCACAAAACGCATATAATCAGGCAAACGCAGCCACCAATTATGCTGGTTCTGGTTATAATCAAGCCAACTCTGCTTACAGTTTAGCATCTTCTGCTTCAAGTACCGCAGGAGCCGCATATACTACGGCTTGCAATGCTACTGTTCTTGCTCAGGCGGCTTACAATCAAGCAAATACAGGTGGTGGCGGTGGTCCATACATTATTACTGGCGCAAATTATGTTGATTACGGATGGGTTTATCAGTCAGCCGGTCCGGTCCAATTTAATTATGGAACGCTATAAATACTAGAATATATTTGGAAAAGATATGTCAGCAAATAACGCAACAATAGTTCAGATTAGACGAGGTAATACGGCACAAACGGCTGCCTATACCGGAGCACTTGCGGAACTTATTGTTGATACAGACCAAAATACAATCGTTGTTCAAGATGGTACCACACAAGGCGGTAACTATCTCATTTCTAAAAGCCAATTCAATGCCAATGTATCTTATCTTTTAGGTATTGATGGTGTTCAAAATACAGCAATTCAAGTAGCAAATACCACAGCAAATAATGCTTCTGCTAATACCATAGCACTTCAAGGTGCAATGACTTCCGCAAACGCCAATATTGTGGCTTTGTTTGCTATTGATAATGCTCAAAACACTAGTATTACTAATACTCTTACATTTGCTAACTCAGCATATAATCAAGCTAACATAGCTTACATTGTTGCCAATAATGCTTATAATTTAGCAAATACAGAATCGAGTTATACTTTTGCCAATGCGGCCTTCAACACCGCCAACTCAGCACAAGCAAATACAATTGCATTACAAGGTGCGATGGCTACGGCCAATGCCAATATTGCTTATATTCTAGCGGTTGACGTTGGTCAAAATACTGCTATCACCAATACCACTACATTCGCTAATGGTGCATATAATACGGCAAATAGTGCTTCATCAAATACTGTAGCACTTCAAGGTGGTTTAAATACCGCTAACGCAAACATAGCGTATATTTTAGCAGTAGATATTGGCCAAAACACCAGTATTACTAACACCACAACATTTGCCAACGGTGCCTATAATACTGCTAACTCTGCTCAAGCTAATACGATTGCACTCCAAGGCGGTCTCAATACTGCTAACGCAAACATAGCGTATATTCTTGGTGTAGATACCAGTCAGAATACCGCAATTACAAATACGACTACTTTTGCTAACGGTGCCTACAATACAGCCAATTCAGCTCAAGCAAACACGATAGCATTGCAAGGTGGTCTTAATACTGCCAATGCTAATATTGCTTATATTCTTGGTGTTGATTTGGCACAAAATACGGCCATTACTAGTGCAAACAATTTAGCCGCTAGTGCAGCTGCTGCAGCAAATACTAAATTACCTTTATCTGGCGGTACTATTACCGGCGATTTAGTTGTTAATGCAAACTTGACAATTACTGGCACAACATTCTATGCTAATACACAATTAGTTGATGTTGCAAATAATAATCTTATTTTAAATGCTAGTGTATCATCAACAACTGCACCAACACAAAACGTATACATTACTATTGACCGTGGTAATCAAGCAAACTCTCAGATTATTTGGTATGAAGCGGCAAAGAATTGGTTGTTATATAACGGAACAACTTCTGATTATGTTGCTACTTATTCAAACATTGCAGCGGTACAAGGCGGTCTTAATACCGCTAACTCAAACATTGCTTACATTTTAGCCGTTCAAGGTGTTCAAAATACTGCAATATCTACCGCAGCATCTAACACAGTTGCTTTACAAGGTGGATTAAACACCGCCAATGCTAATATAGCCTATATTCTTGGTGTAGACTTAGCACAAAATACGGCTATATTATCGGCTTCAGCAAATACCATTGCTTTGCAGGGTGGGTTGAATACTGCTAACGCCAACATAGCATACATTCTTGGTGTCGATATTGGACAAAATACAGTCATTACCAACACAACCACATTTGCTAATGGCGCATATAATACTGCCAACTCAGCACAAGCCAACACAATAGCACTACAAGGTGCAATGACATCAGCTAATGCAAATATTGTTGCTTTATTTGCTATTGATGTTGCACAGAATACTTCAATTACAAATACAACCACTTTTGCCAACGGTGCTTATAATACTGCTAATAGTGCGTCTGCTAATACAATAGCACTACAAGGCGGATTGAATACTGCTAATGCTAATATTGCCTACATTTTGGCGGTAGATATTGGTCAAAATACGGCCATTACTAATACGACAACATTCGCTAATGCGGCTTATAATACTGCTAACTCTGCACAAGCAAACACCATAGCATTACAAGGTGGACTCAATACCGCTAATGCTAATATTGCTTATATTCTTGGTGTTGACTTATCACAAAATACAGCAATTCAAGTTGCAAACAATACTGCCAATATTGCTAATGCTCGAGCATACTCAACAGTATTAAAATCTGGCGATGCGATGACCGGTTCTTTACAAATTACTGGTTCAACATCAAACGTAATTGTTCAACAAAGTTCTGTTGCTGGTGATATTGCAAATACTTTTGCTCATGCCTATACCATGGGATTGTTTACTGCAAATACTGACCAGTCAACTCAAGTCGGTATTCAAAACTTTGCCAATACAGCAAACTCATCTGCTGACTTAGCATTATATAATAACTTAGGTACTGATACCAATAACTTTATTGATATGGGTATCACAAGCACATCATACAATGTCGCATTAAATGGATTTACTGCTGCTCAACCTGGTGATGCTTATCTGTATTCAAATGGTGTAAACCTCTTAATTGGTACACAAACAGTAGGTAAAAATTTAAAGATATTTGTTGGTGGTTATAATTCATCAAACGTTGCTGCAACTTTTAATGCTCCAAATACTGCATCATCTTCAAATACTACTGGTACTTTAAGTGTTACTGGCGGTGTTGGTGTTACAGGTAATGTATACTCAGATAGAATTTACACCAACGGATTATATTACGCTGCCAATGGTAATCCAATTTCTACGGGTGGTGGCACAGTCACACTAAGTGATTCCGTCACATCAAATTCATCCGCCAATGCGGCTACTTCTAATGCTGTTTATATTGCCGTATCAACTGCGTTGGCTTTCTCAATTGCGTTAGGATAAAAAATGGCAACAATTACAAATAGAGCAGCTTTTACAGATTATTGTAAGCGTAGATTGGGTTATCCAGTTATTGATATCAACGTAGATGATGACCAAGTAGATGACCGTATTGATGATGCTTTGCAATATTGGCAAGATTATCACTTTGATGGCCTACAAAAAGTTTATTGGATTAAAAAAATCACACAAGAAGATGTGGATAACAAATATCTTGATGCCACATCTGCGGTAGATTCGGCAAATAATACATTAGAAATTGCTGGTGTAACTCGTATATTTCCGCTTTCAGATTCACAAGCAAGCGTTAATATGTTTGACTTGCGTTATCAATTACGCTTAAACGAATTATATGATTTTACTTCTGCCTCATATATTAACTATACATTAACTCAACAACATTTACGTTCATTAGAGATTATGTTTACTGGTGAAGTTCCTATTCGTTTTCAAAGACATATGCAGAGATTGTATATTGATTGGGCATGGGGTTATGATGTTAATGTAGGTGATGTGGCAATTTCTGAATGTTATGCACTCATTAATCCAGACACTTTCAATTTGGTGTGGAATGACCGTTGGTTAAAAGAATATGCTACCGCTCTCATTAAGAGAAGTTGGGGTGCCAATATGAAGAAGTTTGGTGGCCTACAATTACCTGGTGGTGTAACCTTAAATGGTGAAGATACCTATAATGAAGCTGCAGCAGAAATTGAAAGACTTGAAAAAGAAATGGAAATGAATTACGGTGCCCCGTTGGAATTTTTCATGAACTAACATGGCAACTTCTCAATACTTCAACAACTATGCGTCACTCAGCGAACAAAGGTTAATTGAGGACCTAATAACAGAATCCATTAGAATTATGGGTTTTGATTGCTACTACCTACCCAATGATAATGACCAAGCTCGTGATTTATTATTTGGTGAAGATCCAGTCAAAAAGTTTCAATCAGCATTTCAATTGGAAATGTATCTTTCTAATGCTACCGAATATGGTGGCGAAAAAGAATTCTTCTCTAAATTTGGTTTAGAAATTAAAAATAATGTTCAAGTGATAGTTTCTAAGCGTGCCTTCTCACAAAGAGTTCCACAAAATACTTTTACCAGACCCCGTGAGGGCGATTTAATTTATATTCCGTTTCTTAATGGTACTGGTGAATTGTTTGAAATTAAATTTACAAATCAAACAAAAGACTTCTTTATGTTAGGTAGAAAAGTTCCATATTTCTATGAGTTAGAAATGGAGAAATTCAAATACTCACAAGAAATTATTTCTACTGGTGTTGCTGCTATTGATTCTGTTGTTACGGATTCTGCTTATACATTGCATCTGAATACAGGTGCAGGAACAGGAACATATGCAATCAACGAAATCGTATACCAATCTTCAGATTCAACATATGCAAACGCTGCTACTGTTGCTGTTGTTCAGTCCTGGATTCCTTCTTCTAACACACTTTCTGTGTCCAATATTGCCGGCCAATTTATTAACAATCAACTCATTATTGGACAATCTAGTAACGCAAGATACACATTGACTACATTTGATCCGTTAAATAATCCGGCTAATAAAGAAAATTATGATAATGCTTATATTCATTCTTCAGCAAATTCTATTATTGATTGGAGTGAAAGTAATCCGTTTGGTAACATTTAAAGTATAAATAAGTATAGGCCACGATATTATCAATATCCGCCTATTCTAACATTATACGAGAATGCCAGCATGAATATTTATTACACTTATGCTTATATAAGAAAAAATGGAACACCATATTATATTGGTAAAGGAAAAGAAAATCGAGCTTGGACTAACCATAAAATACACGGTATAATTACTCCAAAAAATAATAACAGAATAGTTATATTGGAATCCAATTTAACTGAGATTGGCGCTTTGGCTCTAGAAAGAAGAATGATTAAATGGTGGGGACGAAAAGATTTGGGTACCGGTATTTTATATAATAAAACAGAAGGTGGAGAAGGAACTTCAGGATATTCACATACAAAGTTATCAAAAATAATTATGAAAGAATATAAAATTAATAAACCTTTATGTAAAACCCATTGCAATAATATTTCAAAAAGTCTTATTGGTAATACCAGAGCTCTAGGTCATAAACACACAAAAGAAACTTTATTAAAAATTAGTAATTCAAATAAAGGTAAAAAAAGAAGTAAACAAGTAAAACAAAATATAAGCAATTCTTTAATAGGAAAAAATTATATTGATTTACATGGTGAAGAAAAAGCAAAAGAAATTAAAAATAAATTAAGTTTAAGTAAAAAAAATATGCCTCAAAAAACTTGTATACATTGTGGAGTCACAGGAAAAGGCAGTAATATGACCAGATATCATTTTAATAATTGTAAAAAGAAGATATAATGGCCAACACATATTATCCTCGTATCATTCGTAAACTCGTTGTAGGTTTTGGTAACCTATTTGACGATATTACTTTGGTGCGTTACAATCCAGACCAATCAGAAGCAGAACGTTTTATTGTTCCTATTGCTTATGCAACTAAAGAAAAGTATGTTCAGCGTTTAGAAGGTGATGCCAACTTAGATAAAAAAGTTCAGATGACTTTACCTCGTATGTCATTTGAAATGTCTGGTTTATCATACGATGCTTCTCGTAAACAAAATACCAATATTAAAAACTTTAGTAATGCTTCTGGTACTGTAAAATCTCAATATAATCCTGTTCCATATAATTTTGATTTTTCACTTTACGTTTATGTGCGTAATGTGGAAGATGGTACACAAATTATTGAACATATTCTTCCATACTTTACACCAGACTATACTATTAAATTAAACTTAATACCTGAGATGGGTATTATCAAAGAAGTGCCTGTTGTTCTTAACAGCACATCTTATGATGTAGAATATGAAGGCGTTAGAGATTCCGACCCACGATTAATTATTTGGACATTAAACTTTACAGTCAAAGGATTTATTTTTGGTGCTTCTAGTGGTCCTGTTAGTTTAATTAAAACTTCAATTACTAATATTCTTAATGATATTTCTGTTAATGATAATGTAGTTTTGAATACCGCCAATACTGGTGTAGGCCAATATCAAGTTGGTGAATTTGTCTATCAAGGTTACTCAATGAATACCGCAGTTGCTACAGGTAAAGTAGTTGCTTTCATTAATAATAAATTAACTTTAACAAATATTAATGGTAATTTTGTATCATCTCAACCTATTATTGGCCAAACAACTAATGCCAATTATGCCTTCACTTCTTATCAAGTTCAACCTTTGAATTATTCACAGATTGTTATTACGCCTAATCCAAATACGGCAAATGCCAATAGTGCTTATACATACACAGTCAATGTAGCTGAAACACCGCTGATATCAAACACTTATCCAAAAGTTTAAATTATGTTAATTGGCCAAGGCATTAAGATTGGTAGTGGAATAAACATCACTCCAGATGTAACTTCTGGTATTGTTACTAATGGATTAATTTTAAATCTTGATGCTGGAAATACATCAAGTTATCCCGGTTCTGGCACATCATGGACAGATTTAAGTGGCGCAGGAAATAATTTTTCATTTTCATCTGGTGATGCAACATTTACAAGTGCAGGTAATCAAAGTTATTTTTATTTTGGAAACATTGCAACAGGCGGTAATATATTACCAGCAACAGCATACACTAAAGTAGCAATATTTAAAGTTGCTGGTTCATATGCCAATATTATCTCTGGCGGAAATACAGGAAATGACCATGCGTTTTGGGGTGCCGGCACACAAACGTTACAATCAGGTCACAATGGTGCTTGGAGTACCATACAAGCGGCAGTTACTACTCCACTCAATCAATGGGTATTTGGTGCAGTAAGTTTCAATACATCAACCGGATGGAAATTGTATATTGGAACTCAAACACCAGTTACCAATTCTAGCACAAGCACATTTAGTCCTACTCCAGCAGGCGTAGAAATTGGTGGTTTCCAAGGCAACGCCAATAACATGAACGGTAGTGTGGGTGTTGCTTTGATATATAATAGAGTATTAAGTGATACTGAGATATATCAGATACGCACATACTATTCATCTAGATTTACCAACTTATATTAATATGAATGAATTGAATAAAAATTTATCCGAATTACTTGATGTGACACCGATACCAGAAGAAAAGAAAGAAAGACTTCCTACGGTATCTGCCAGTTATAATAAACCTGATATTGAATCAGACTTAACGGACGCATATCAACAATCTAAAGAGAACCTTCAAGGTATTATTGACCAAGGCCACGAAGCCATGGAGGAGATTCTCAACATCGCCAAAGCAGGACAACACCCAAGAGCATTTGAAGTCTACGGAACACTACTTAAAAATATGGTGGATGCAAACAAGGAACTTCTAAACATCCAAAAACAAATGCGTGAGATGGACAAAAAGAAAGAAGTCAATAACACCACAATTGACAAAGCAATTTTTGTTGGTTCTACTGCTGACCTAGGTAAGTTACTCAAAGATAATGGCAAATAAACAAACCTATCGTGATAATTTATTACTCAAAAGAGTAGGAGTAAAACAAAGTTATACTCAAGAGCAGTTTGATGAGTATGTCAAATGTGCTCAGGATCCTATTTACTTTACCAAATACATTAAAATTATTACACTAGATGAAGGTCTAGTTCCATTTGAAATGTATGACTTTCAGAAGGACATGATAAGTAAATTCCATGAAAATCGTTTTGTTATTGTTAAATGTCCTCGTCAGGTCGGTAAAACTACTACTGCGGTTGCATATCTTCTTTGGACTATTCTTTTTAAAGATTCACAAACGATTGCGGTTCTTGCAAACCGTTCTAAAACTGCCATTGGTATTCTTGGTAAATTACAATTGGCCTATGAGAACCTTCCACAATGGATCCAGCAAGGCGTGGTTGAGTGGAACAAATCTCGTATAGAACTAGAGAACGGATCAGTTATTATTGCGGACTCGACTTCCTCCGCAGCGTCCCGTTCAGGATCTTTTAACATTGTATTCTTAGACGAATTTGCTTTCGTACCATCTAATATTGCCTCAGAGTTTATTACCTCAGTTTATCCTGTGATTACTGCTGGTACTAAAACCAAGATTCTGATGGTGTCTACCCCAAACGGTATGAATCTGTTCTACAAATATTGGAATGATGCGGTCAACAAGCGAAACAACTATGTTCCGTTTGAAATTCATTGGTCACAAGTTCCTGGTCGTGATGAAGATTGGAAAGAAGAAACGATTAAGAACACTTCTGAACATCAATTCAGACAAGAGTTTGAAACGGAATTCTTAGGTTCTACCAATACCCTTATTTCTGGAACAAAACTTCAACAGATGGCATATCAGCAACCTATCGCTGAGCATGAGATGTTGAAGATTTATAAACAACCAATCAAAGGTGATAAACCTCACCTGTATGGTATGTTCGTGGATGTGTCAGAAGGCAAAGGATTAGATTCTTCTACATTCTCGGTGATTGATTTAACTACAATGCCATATGAACAGGTGGCAACTTATAAGAGTTCTTCAGTTTCACCGCTATTGTTTCCAACTTATATTCACGATGCAGCTAGATTGTATAATGATGCGTATGTTTTAGTAGAAGTAA